AGCTGACGCAAAATTAGGAGAAGGCTCACAAGCAAATCCAGTTGGTACAACTATGGCTTTATTAGAGCAAGGCTCAAAAGTCATGAGTGCTATTCACAAAAGATTACACTACGCACAGAAAAAAGAATTTAGAATACTAGCAAGAATCATCGCAGAATTTTTACCTCCAGAATATCCATACATGGTTGCCGGTGGAAATAGACAAATTAAACAAACTGACTTCGACAACCGTGTAGATATTTTACCAGTTTCAGATCCAACGATCTTTTCTATGTCTCAACGTATTACGTTGGCACAAACACAATTACAACTTGCACAATCTAATCCACAAATTCATAATTTATACGAAGCATACAGACGTATGTACGAGTCAATGGGTGTACAACAGATTGATCAGATACTTCCTCCGCCACAACAACCACAACCAATGGACCCGGCAATGGAAAATTCACAAGTTTTAATGCAAACACCACTACAAGCTTTTCCTCAACAAGACCATATTGCTCACATTGAGGCTCATCGTGCCTTTATGTCGTCGTATTTAGTAAAAAATACACCAAATATTATGGCATTATTGCAGTCACACATCTCTCAACACATAAGTTTTGTTGCTAGACAAGAGATTGAAGCTAAAAACGCACCAATATTCCAGCAACAAGCTGCACAATTTGGTGGTCAACTACCTCCACAACTACTTCAACAGTTCCAAACGCAGAATGAAAGAGAAATTGCACAAAGAATTCGTGAATTAACAGAAGAAATGGTGGCTGAAGAGCAAGAATACCTAGAGGGAATGACAAAAGACCCATTAGTTACACTTAAAAAAGAAGAATTAGGTCTACGTGCGGAAGAATTAGAGCTTCGCGCACAAAAAGATGGAGAAAAACAAGCTCTTGAAGAACAAAAAGCTGCAATTGCAGCACAACAGAACCAAGAAAAGATAGATAACGCAGATAAACATGCAACAATTAGAGAAGGAATATCACTTGCAAAGTTAGGTGAAAGATCTTAACTATGAATTATGGAAACTGCAGAAGCAAGAATACAAGAATACTTTACTGGCTTGATGTCAATTGTTGATCAGTCAACAAAATCAGAAACAGATCAATTATTAATGGCTGGAGCTATGATGGCAGTAGCAAAAACTTTGTATTATGAAAATTTAACAGAAAAAGATGTAAATCACCTAATGGATGTTAATCTAAGAGACTTGATAAATCTTGTAAAACCGACTATACATTAGGCATGGCTAAAAAATTTCCAGATTTAACAGGTGATGGTAAAGTTACTCAAGCTGATATTTTAAAAGGCAGAGGAGTTTTTAAAATGGGTGGTCTCGCTGAGGCTACTGCTAAATTAAAAGCAAGAGGTCTAAAAAAAGGTGGAGCATTGAGAAAGAAAAAATCTGTTAGAAAAAAGAAATCAGGTAAATTAGCTAAACGCGGTTACGGAAAGGCAAGATAATGAAATTTAAAAATGCAAAAATGACTGAGGTTCCTCAAAAAAATCCTTTTCCAAATTCTATTGTGGCATCAGATGCTGCAGTAACTTTTTCTCCTTTTGTTGTAAAACAAAACAAAGGAGCAGGGCCAAAAGGACAAACGAGTAATGTTCAAATTAAAAAAGTAGCATTTAAAGGTGTAAAGTAGTATACTTCGCAACTTTAACAAAGGAGGTTTCTATGAAACTTTTATCTGACTTATGGGCACACTTAAAAGAGTGGTCTGACTGGAGTATGAAAGACTGGATTAAAGCTGCAATAGTAGCAATAATCGTAATCGTAATTATAGGAGCAATATAAAATTTCATGTGGCAACTATTAGCTAAACCTTTACTTGGCGTCGTCGCTGATGGCGTCAAGGGTTTTGTAGAAACAAAGAAAGCAAAACAAGAATTAAAATTAACAACAATTAAAGCAACTCAGAAACTTAAAGAAGACCAGATAGCTGGTAAAGTTGCTTGGGAACAAAGCGCGGTAGATCAAATGAAAGGAAGTTGGAAAGATGAGGTAGCTCTCATTGTCCTACTACTTCCAGCCGTTTTAGTCTTCACGCCTTTGCAAGATCATGTACATCAAGGATTTATCGCCTTGCAAGACCTACCGGCATATTATCACAATTTATTATACATTGCGATATCGGCTAGCTTTGGTATCAAAGCAGGATCAAGTGCGATAGGTCTATTTAAAAAGAAATGAACCTAGAGAGATTATTAGAATCAGTTAAAAGACACGAAGGATACAGAAACAAAGTTTACCTAGATACGTTAGGTAAGAGAACTGTGGGCGTAGGTCATCTTTGTGTAGAGGATTTTTGGGAAGACGACAAAGAATATGAAGAGTCTTTCCTCATGGAGATATTACAAAAAGATTTGCAAGAGGCGATCCGTGGTGCAAAAGAACTTATGGATGAACACGGTTGCGCTGACATTGATGAAAGAGCTGAAGAAATTATTATAGAAATGGTATTTCAACTTGGACGAACAGGTGTCAAAAAGTTTCGTAATATGTGGAAAGCATTGTCAGAACACAATTACATTGGGGCAAGTTTTGAGATGCTTGATTCAAAGTGGGCTAAACAAACTCCAAACAGAGCCAAAGATATGGCAGATCAAATGAAGGCATGCGTCTAGAAAATTTTTTTAGTTATTACAAAAATCAATTAATAGATAGACAAAAGGCGGTTGAAGAGTCTATACTAAGTGGACTCTGTAAGGACTGGGCAGATTATAAATATTTGACTGGTAAACTTGCAGCGCTAAATAATGAATTACGGGAACTCACGGACCTGCTAAAGAAACAGGAGCTAGAAGATGACTAAACCAAAACTAATCGTACCACAACATGTGTGGGATGGTAAACAAGCAGAAAAAAAGAAAAAAGAATTAGAAAAAATTCCTGAGCCAACTGGTTTTAGAATTGTTTTATTTCCGTTAAGATTAGAAGGTAAAACAAAAGGTGGCGTTCTTCTCACTGATGACACAATTCAGGAGTCACAAATAACAACAAATATATGTAAAGTTTTAAAAATAGGACCTAGTGCCTATAAAGATAAAGAAAGGTTTCCTGATGGTCCTTGGTGTAAAAAGGATGATTGGGTTTTAATTACTAGATATGCAGGTTCTAGAATTAAAATAGATGGGGGCGAATTAAGAATCATTAATGACGATGAAGTTCTGGCGGTCGTTGATGATCCAAGAGATATATTGCCAGCTAATATTTTATAAACATGGAGAACTCTATGCAGAATGCAAATGAAAAAATGGTTCCACTAGATGTAACAGGAGATCCTGTAGAAGTGGAACTAAAAGATGAAAATGAAAAAGAAGAGGCTGTTGCTGTTGAAGAAGAGCAAATAGAAGAGCCTGTCAAACAAGAATCTGCTCCAGTTAAAGAGGAGAAAGTTTCACGTGAAAAGGAACCAGAAGTTCCAGCAGATCCATATGAAACAGGAGATCTTGATAATTACAGCAAAGGTGTAAAGAAAAGAATTAACAATCTCGTAGGAAGAATGCGAGAGATGGAAAGATTGTATGAAGCTGCGCAACAAGAAAACGAACAACTTAAAAATAAATACAGCACTGTAGGTAAAGGTTATGTATCAGAGTTCGAGGGTAGAGTTACATCTGCTGTTGATGCAGCTAAAGCAAAACTTAAAAAAGCGATTGAGGATAATGACACTGCAGCTCAGGTAGAGGCTCAAGAGCAATTAGCTGCAGCTAAAGCTGATACAGTTAGACTATCTAGTTTAAAAGCTAGTCAAAAAAGAGACGAAGAATACGCAAAACAGATGCAAGAGCAACAAGCTTTGCAAGCTCAACAGATGCAACAAACCCAAGATTATGGGGTAGATTATAAAGCTGAAGAGTGGGCAGCAAGAAATCCTTGGTTTAAAAGTAAGAAAACAAAGCATATGAGGGATGTTGCGATGGCGCATCACGAGGAATTACTTGCAGAAGGATTTGACCCAACGTCAGATGAGTATTATAATGAGATAGACTCTTATATAAGAGAAGTGTTTCCAAATTATTTTGAAAAGGATAAAGAGGATACTAAAACCGAAACGAAACAGCCCGTTCAGACTGTTGCGTCGGCCGTACGAAAAACTAAATCTGGACGCAGAGTCGTGAAGCTCACACCTTCACAAGTTGCAATAGCTAAAAGACTCAATGTGCCATTAGAAGAATACGCAAAACACGTGAAGGAAGGAGCGTAATATGACTACAAAAGGAGTAAAGACACTGTCACGCAAACAAGAAACCCGTGAAAAGGATGTTCGTCCTAGGGGCTGGGTTCCCCCATCAAATTTAGAAGCACCGGAACCACCAGAGGGTTTTCACCACAGGTGGGTACGATCTGAATATCGTGGTATGGCTGATGAAAAAAATATCATTGGTAGACTACGAAGTGGGTATGAGTTTGTAAAATCAGATGAGTATCCCGATAGAATGGATTTACCATCTATCGCTGACGGAAAGTACAAAGGTGTAATAGGGATAGGCGGTTTATTATTAATGCGCTGTCCAGTTGAAGTGAAAGAAGATAGAGATGAATATTTCAGATCTCTCACTGATACGAAGACAAAAGCAATTGAGAATGATCTCCACAAAGAAGAACATCCAGCAATGCCAATCCATCAGGAGAGGCAGAGCAGAGTAACTTTCGGTGGCAAGAAGTCTTAATAAGTAAGATCAATGTCTCCGGAATAATTTAGGAGACTACTATGGCTAACATAGACCAAGCATTTGGTTTAAGACCAATAGCTAAAGTTGGTTCCGCTCCTGGCGGAACTACTGGTACAACTAAATACTCTATTGCAAGTGGCGCAAGCGGACTTTTTACTGGTGATCCAGTTAAACAAGGTAACGATGGAAATATCGTTATAGCAACTGCAGGCGATGCGATCAGAGGAGTATTTATGGGATGTTTCTATACAGACCCAAGTACATCAAAGCCTAGATTTAATAATACGTTCCCTAACGGAACAGTTGCATCAGATGCGATAGCATTTGTAGCTGATGATCCTCATCAGTTATTTATCTGTCAGCAAGATTCAGAC